TGGTTGAAACCTCTTGTGTACGGAATACTGTTTTAGCATCCTCTATCATACACATGGTCTTACCACCGCCAGTAGGAACAATTACTTGACCTTTAGGGTTCTTTGCCATAGCATCCAGAGCATCAATTTGGTGTGGACGTAAAGGCATTAGTGTTTTGTAACTGAATATATTATAGCATAAAAAAGACCCCTGTATAGGGTCTTGTGACAGTTTCGTCACTGGTTCCTTTAAAAAATTATAGAGCTTCGCCTAAAAACCATACAAAGGTATGTATATAATTTCAAATTTTAACGATGTTCTATTAGTTCATCACTATGAAAAAAGAAAACAAGTGTCAATCTTCCATTAGACATACAATCACCAAACAATCTATTATTCCCATGAATAAGAAATGATGGATAACATACTAAACGATTATAAACATTATCAATATCAATAACTTTAGCATTTTCACCATCCACAATAAGAGTTCCCCCATCTTTAGGTGCATTTGGTGTGAGATAGATAAGTCCAGCATATCCATTCTTATGTAATGAATCACGATGCAATTTTATATGATCTAGATATTCAACATTAGCATTTTGAGAATGTTGTAAATGAAAGTGAGATTGGTATCCACTGCACTGGGATATATCAAAATTATAAAAGGTGGTTACAATCTTTATAATTCTATTATTAATTTCATCTATGTCAAGTTTCTTTGTTCTTTCACCAAACCAATTTCTTTTCCATTTTGTATGCCATGTATCTTTAGAAGATTCATAATCATATTCTAATGCTAAATTTCTAATTTCATCAGGATCATTAAAAAAATCATCATTAATTAAAATCTTCAATATTTTCCCCCTTGAAGCCATCCCCACGAGGTTGCAATATATTTCGTACCACCTATGGGGGGATTGCCCCTATGTGTATGTGTATAACTACAAGGAAATATTAATACATCTCCAGCTACTGCTTGCTCTCTCCTATTTTGATATAAAAATTCAGTCTCTCCACCTTCAAAATCATCATTCAAATATACCTGAACAACAAAATGTCTTTGTGATGTTTCTACTGAAGGATTCTCGAAGTGCCAATTATGAAATCCTCCACCAATAGGAATTTTTTTCAATTTACAATCATATAATAAAAATTTACATTTACCAAGAACACTAAATCTTTCAAGATAGTGATTAACACAAGGTTGTAGTTTTTGTAATATTCTTTGTGCAAGTGGGCCAGCACTTGGTAGATCTAAACAATAATCACCACCAGCAGCTAAATTTATAGTCTTATGATCTTCAAGATGCTTATTATCTTGCTTATCAAATAAATATCCTCCTTCCTCTAATTTATTAACACCTTCAATTATTCTTTCTTGCTCTTCTTTAGAATAAACACCTTCATATCGTGTTATTAAATCATATTCAGTTGCCATAATAATCTCGTAATAATATAGTAATGATATTTATTAACTCTACTCCACCGTAGTTTCTGACTCTGCAGCCCCATTTCTACCTTCTCCATATACTCTAGTATAACTGGATGTGTCCTCAAATGCCCAATCAACTGAACCATTTTTGTTTATTGCTCCACCTTTAGATCCACGAGAACCGAATGAACCTGCACCATTACCATTACCAGAAGAACCATTACTAGCATCTTGAGCAATCGTACCACCATCTCCACCAGTACCACCTACTGTGCCTTCCTGACTACCACCAGATGATCCATCTCCACCAGATGATTGCCAATTTCCATCAAATGGTGAGTCTCCACCATATGCACTACCATTACCATCAGGCTCTAGTGTAGCACCAATACCCCTTATCCCATTAGGACGGCCTGCTCCACCACCACCAGCACCTCCAGTAGCTGATTGAACTTCTTCATCACAATCAAAGAAAGGGCCCCAACCATCACATTCACTATCTTCTTGATAACCAGCACCGCCACCACCGCCACCACCGTGACCAGCAATTATAGCACCACCCTCATCAACTCTTACTTTAGTTTCTTCAAATTGAATACCTAAAGCAGATGATCCAGCCTTACCAAAAGTACCATTCTGATTTTTCCCAGAACCACCATTACCACCATCTCCACCAGCACCAACTATCATACCACCATTTGTTACATGAACTGTTAGTTCTGTATCAGTATTCCAACTATCTCCAGTTCTTAATGCACATTTTGCTGTACCACCATCAACACTTGTAGATTTTACAGAACCTATCTTTTTACCAACATTAATTATAACTTTACTATCACCTGCACCTGACGCTGATGCAGAAAGAGCAGCAGGAGTAGTTGCACCATCAGGTATGACGGCAATTTTATGACCAGCATTATATCTATTATCTGCCATAAAATGATATTCACTTGCATCATCATTACGATCTATATTTGGTATAGAAAAATAATCAACATGAACATTTAATTTTTTACTTCTTAATTGACCAAATGAAATAGAACTGGAACCAGCAGCAACAGAAGTTGGAACACCCGTATCTAATGGTGCTGTTAATGCTCCAATAATTTTACCACCATTTAATCTATAATCACCCAATCTCTGATTTGGTGTTTGACCAAATTCAGTCTCAATGTCTGAATATTTAATAGTACCTGAAGGTGTTGTCATTTTATATACTCCTTATGCACTTGTTACTGCTTCCCAAGCAGATCCAGTCCAGAAATTTAATTTATTTGTACTACTATTATAAACTAAAGCACCAGCAACTTTATCTACTAAGGCATTTCTTTGAGTAGTAGTAACCGTTGGTAGAACCATATATCTGGTTGTTGTAACACCAGCACTTCCAAATTGAATTGCACCACCCGTCTGAATAGGTGTGGTGCCACCAACAGTGAGGAAATTTTTCGCATGTACAACACCAGATGTTGATACACCAGTTGCATTTATATTACCAAATGTAGAATTGCCAGTAAATGTAGAAATACCAGATACAAGAAGATCATGATCAACAGTAAGGTCTGTTCCAATACCAACTTCAGTATTAAATGTAACAGCACCAGTAAATGTTGAAACACCAGATACATTAATATCAGTAGATCCAATAGAAGCAGCAGTTACAGTATCTACTTTTATTGTGCCACCATAAGCATCTATACTTCCTGTAGTTAAAACTAAATTTCCTGTATTAGAAATAATACTGTTATTAACTTTTACTTGTCCACCTACATTAAGATTACTAGTAATTGTAGCAATACCACTAACATGTAATGGATGAATAGGATCGGTATTACCAATACCTAAACTACCACCGATACCAGTAAGAGTCATATGAGGATTAACATTACCTCCTCTTAACCATTGGAATCCTATCTTAGAATCAGTTTGTTTTACTTCTGCATCATAAATGAAATTAAATGATCCAGGACTATATGTAACAATGTCTAAAGACTCACTATTACTATATTTGAAACCACCACCTGTTTCACCATATCTTAAATAAGCATTATAACCTCCTATTGCACTCTTACCAACAGCAACAATAGAAGAAGAAGATTCATTGAATACATGTATTGTATCTTTAGATGTAGTTACACCAGATACACTTAAATTTCCAGTAGTAGTTGTTCCAGAAACATTAACATCACCAACAGAATTTATTCTAATTCTTTCTGAACCTGATGTTTCTGCGGTAATAGTATCAACAGCAGGGAATCTTATTTTTGTATTCGTATCACCAGTATGGAATATTGAATCAGCAATACCAACAGAAGTAAATGTAGTAATACCAGTAAATGTAGAAATACCAGTTACATTTAAACTTGTGACTCCTATACCATTTGCTTTTAATTCACTAATACTACCAACACCAGTTACATTTAACTGTTGTGATTCTAAATTAGTTATTGATGTAACACCAAGAGTGGATATACCAGATACATTAAGTCCATTAGATGTAATAACTCCTTTAACATCTAGTAAATCTGTTGGAAGAGTGCTTCCTATACCAACATTACCATTACTATCTACAGTTAATGATCGACTACTCCCTGTTTCTAATATAAAATCTGAATCTCTACATCCTATTACAACATCACTAGTTGTACTAGAATCTACAAAATCAATAGTAGCTGTTAAATCACTACTTTGAAATCTAGCAACCTGATTACTCGTACCAGAATTAACAGTAAATGATCCAACAGGATTTGTAGTACCAATACCAACTTTAAAATTTGTATGTGCAATACCAGCTGAAGCATCAATAAACCATCCACCAGTAGCAACAGCAAATATACCAGTCATTCCTGAAGCATCACCAAAAAACTTAGTGGCACTCACAATACCTGACGAAGCATACATTGTAATACCAGACCCAACGAATGTATCACTGGAAAAAGTAGAAACACCAGTTACAAAACTTTGAGCAGAACTCGTAACCCCAGATACAGTTACATTACCTCGTAGTGCAGATATACCATAAACATCCAGATATGCAGCAGGAGTAGTGGTACCTATACCAACTAAACCAGCTGCATTTACTATGAAATTATCATTGTCAACTTGTACACCGTTTCTAAAGTTGAACGACTTATTATAATTTGCCATTGATAGCTACATTTTTAGTTATTTATCTGATAGTTTTTGTTCAAGGCTATCAACCTTAGTGGACAATTCTTTAATTGCCTCAATTAATAGAGGAACAATTCTTGCATACTGAACAGTTAGATATTCACCATTACTTGGAGCAGGTCTAACTGCCTCTGGTAATACTTCTTGAATTTCTTGTGCGGATACACCAGCAAATCTTTGATCTCCAGTATCAAGACCACAATCAACCTTAGCAGTTTCATTATGCTTATAAGTAAATCCACTAATTGATTTAACTTTATCAATAGCCTGTGTTATAGGTGAAATCTCATCCTTAAGTCTACTATCAGATACAAATGCGGTAATATCACCAGTAGATTGAATTTCACCTGTTACCTTAACTCCTGTGGTAATAGTTTCAAATTTCTTCGAAGCACTTCCTGCTGATGCAGTATTAAAGTAAAGACTTACAGCTCCTGTAGCATTAAAATCAGCAAGTAAATCATTGGCATTTCCTGATTCTTTACTAATATAGACATTACCTTCACTTTGTAAATACAGTCCTCCAGTTCCAGTTTCTCTTATAATAGAATTTGATGCATCATGTAAGATTTCTAAATCAGGAACACCACTAGTATTACCAAATGTTACTTTAACACTATCATTGAAATGAAGTGGTGTAGATAATCCAGGTAATGGGATATTCTCTAATTCAGATCCATCACCATAGAATTTACTAGCAGTAATAGTACCACCTGCTCCAGTTTTGAAATCACTAGCAGTCGCAACTCCACTAAGATTAAGTTGAGTTCCATGTATGGTACTACCAACATGTAATTGTTTTTTAATACCTACACCACCTTCAATTTTAAGAATACCACCTGCTGTACTATTTGCATCAGTGACACCAGACAATTTAAGAGCACCAGTTATTGTGGCATCATTACCAATTTTAACTTTATTGTTGAAATTAGTTGGCCCATCAAACTCTGAAAGAACTTGACTAGAATCACCACCTTCAACAAGGATTCGTTCTTTAATGGTAACTTCATCAAATACTACACTCAATCTTGAAGGATCTTCACCAGTTACAGTTGGTACAGGAGTATCGAATGTAACTTCCTCACCAGTTGCAGATGATTTCTTTTGGTTTCCAATAAAGAAGTCACCTTTATTATTCATACCTGTATAAACAACAATACCACCAGATTTTTCTTGTGACTGAACTAAGAACTCTTCCCTTTCAGTAAGTGTTCTATCCTGAACCTGTGGTAATGCAGTTGAATAGTTTCCTGGCCCATAACCAAGATACTCAAATGTATGACCTGATGCACGTAAAATAGAAGGTCTACGGAACTCAATAGGATATGGTTTAATTGATCTAACTAAAGATCCATTATCATGTGCAGATTGTTCTGTAGCTAATACTCCCCTAATAACAGTTAATATATTATTAGAACCTGTTGCCACAGGAGAAGCAATTCTGAGTATTTCTTCATCAATCTGTACATAAGATCCATATGGTAACTTATTGGTACTAATACCACTATTAACCTGAATAGTATTAGCAGTGGCAGTTACACTTGCTGATAATGGTAGACTAACATTCCCATATAATGATATACCTCTTGCGGCAAGATTTTCATTAGTTCGATCTGAAACTGATTCATTAGCAGATAATCCATGTTTCAATACACTAGTCGCTGCCAGTGTAGAACCAACTATTGCAGAGAATGAATCAACATCAACTCTCGATTCAACTATATAATCACCAAGATTATTATTAGCAGTATCAAGTAATCTAAGACTATTACCTTTTACCAATCCATGAGCAGAAGAACAATTAAATGTAGATATTCCTGATGAAGTATCAACAGCTGTTACAGATGAAACTGTAACAGAAGGGCCTAATGGAATTACATATTGACCTGATACAACTATAGAATCACCAGATGTTCTTGAAATAGCAACCTGAGTATCATTAGGTACACTGGTTATCTTAAAATAACCACCACTTGTAGTTCCAATACCAGTTACTTGAACAACATTTCCAACACAATCTTCATATCCACTAGATTCAACTTGGAATCTACCAACTACTCCAGGAGAACCTAGATATTGCTCATCAAAATATAAATTAGAACCACCACTAGTAGCAGTATAACCTGCACCTGGTGATTGAATAGTTGCTTCAGAGATAGCTCCACCAGAAACTACAACCTTTGCAGTTGCACCCTGCCAATCACCAGTAACACTACCATTTCTTAATTTAACATTATAGAATGTAGCATTTTGAGGATAACTACCACCTGCAACAGATATTTTTCCAGTCTCAATACCAGAGAATCCATGTCTCTTAGCAAATGTAAGAGTATCTCCACTAATCGAAGATATTGAAACACCAAATCCTATGGTCTCATTAAATTTATCAATGGATTCTCTTGTTATACTCTTCTTAAGATCACTTGTAGATACTTCACCAAGAGGATCTCTTTTAGCAAATGAGACAGCAGATTCTGGATTATCATTAATATTATCCCTATCTAATTGAGGATAAAGATCTACTACATTTTGACTATATTCATAGTCTGAAAATTCTGTTGGAATAGTATAATCAGATGATAGTGGATATATGTGATATACACCATCTTGTTCTCCATCAATATATTCAGAAATTATCTCATTTCTATAAACATATAAATTACTTTGCCAATCAACTCTTTCAAATCTAGGTAATGATGTAGTTCTATTATTAATATTATTAGTGGAATTTGTACCAAATGATGATGATCCTCCAGTTGGTTCATAAGTAAACTGCATGTCATTGAGTACAGTTACATTATAAGTTCCATTATATCCTGTATTAGCTGCACCAGCAGTATTAACACTATCAGTTACGTTTAAAATTTTAACTGCATCACCAGTTCTTAGGTCATGTGGGAGTTCTGTTGTTATAGATGCAATACCAGTAACAGCTTCGGTACATGTACTAATGAAAGATGGATTTTTTCTAAATTCATAATCACTTGATTTAGTTAAAGTAGATGAATAACTAAAATCTGCATCAGATCTAGCACCAGTTGTACTTGATTCCTGTATTACAAATCCATTCTCTGGATTTTTGGCATTTCCCAATTCTTGTGGGATTACAACTCTAATTTTATAGATTTTTTGATCTAAACTTCTAGCATCTTCCCTTCTCCTAATATAACTAGTGTCTTCTGTTGTTATGGTAGAAAGATTTGAAAAAATTGTATTACCAGTGCTGTCAACATTAACGTACCATCCATTAGTTGGATCAAATTGAACAGGATGTCCAGATTCTCCAGAGGATTTATCACTAACTCTCGTAATAACAAAAAGTTCGGTTCCACCCGCAATAGTAAGTGAAATAGCATCAAGAGCATATGCCTTAGAGGATGCTAATTGAATTTCACCAGATGTTAATGATACACCATCATTTCTTGAACTATTAGCAGAATCAGTAATAGCATAATAAACAGTATCAACCTTAATATTCTCTGGCAAATCTCCAGATTCACTGATAATAACAACTTTCTCACCATCATCTAAATCATTAGTTCCTATAGTAATAATATTGGTATTATTATTTACATCAGTAACAGGATATGATTTACTAGAACTACCACCATCAGGCATTAAAATAGATGCACTATAAGTATTAACACCAACATTAACATATAATTTATCATCTACTCTTGCACCAATTCTATACCCTTGTGTAAGAATAGGTGGTTTAATATCTAAAGATTTAAATCCAGTAAGATATAATTTAGTATTAGTACCAACTGATGTATCAATACCAACCCAATCAATATCTTCTTCTGTAGTTTCTATTGCTCTTGGTGGAATAATAGAAGTTATAAATGCCTTGTTATCTTTTCTAAATGCTTCATTTTTAAATCCTTTTGAGATCAACGATAATTGACCAAAGTTAGAGTTAGAGTTTGTAATAGAAGCATCACCACCAGTGTCAGCACTAAAATGCTTTGCATATCCAATAGCAAATACAGAAACTACCTGAAGTATTGCATCATTTTCAATTGAAATATGAGTAGTTTCCCATCCTTGTCTATAAATTGCATCAGAATCTAAATGATATGCCTGTCCTGTTGCTGTAGCAGAGGATCCTCCAGAAAGACTTAATCCAGTCTCAGTACCAATCGTAATTCCTTCATATAATCTCGTAGAATTATTATACTTAACAAATGCTCTATCATCCTTTTGGAGTGATACACCAGTAAACTGAGCAACAACCATTGAACGGAATCCAGTTGCCTTATTTCCATCAGCCTTCAATCCATTCATACCAAAAACAGATCTCATAGAGATATTAAAGATATATGGTGATGCACCTTCTACAGTATCAGTCTCTATAGTTACTGTTCCAACACTAGGATCTCCTTGTCCTAATGTTGCTATATCTTGATCGTTTAAAGTATATGTAAATTCTTTATCATTAGCATCACTTACAGAAGTAACTATTGCAGACACATTATATCTACTAGAACTTACCCCTCTTATTTTGATGGGTGTTCCAACTTGATATCCATGAGCAACTTTAGTACGAACAGTAACAGTAGAAGTTGCACCACTAGCATTTCCTGCTCTAATGAAACTCAATTCTAATGGATCAGCTGCAAATGCACCAACAATTTCATATTCTGGTCTTTGTGGTTCAAATGCAAGAGGATCTTGTGGATATTTCTCAGATGTTTCTATCTCCCGTGGAGAAGAACCTTCATTATATGCGTTACCTACTTTCGCATAATACATATCAAGATCTGTCAAATCATAAGATACAGATCCAGATTTTACATTATTAACACCATCACAATATTCAAATACTGTCAATTTGTGGTGAGAAAAAGTAGGAGTTGCTTTTAAAGTAAAATTTGTATTTTTATAAAATACATTTTCTAATTCATCTGCATCAAAAAGAGAAAATTGCCAGAAGTAACATGTACCAGTTACTTTAAATATGGAAGAATATGGAACTGTATCGTCTGTTGGGTTTGGAACATATTTTGGTCTTATCTTTGTCTTTCTTAAATCTAGTCCAACAATAGATGTTCCTCTAGGTACAACAACACCACCATCAACACTATTAAATTTATAAAGTATATTATCATCTTGAGATAAATCAAAATTACTATTTAAATTTAAATTTAAAGAAGTGGTTGCAACACTACCTGAACCACTAGAATAAACATCTCTTACTTTAGCTGTGCCACCATCATTATAAATTGCCAATCCAGGCCTGTTATCGACAGTATGCTCACCTGGCATTAAAAGTATTGTTGTCTTCTCTATAATATCATTACTTCTTCCTTTAACATAAGAAAATCTCGCAGACTCAATTAATGCTCTTTGAAGAGTTTTAAATGGTCTAGCAAGAGAGTTACCCTGATTACTAATACTGTCGGTTGAGTCTAAATCGCTTGGACTCACATAAAGAATACGACCTTCGGTGTTCTTTATAAAATTATCTAATTTATTCAGAGGCATGGGATTATGACTTCTAAAATTATTACTATATCTTATTTAGTTAGCCAAATCTTCCTCAATTTTAGATGGTGATATCATCAGGCAAATCTTCGGGATTTGTCAGTTCCAATTCAAACATTAAAGGATGTACTTGCTCTTGCATTAAATAAGCAAAATTATTATATAAATCTTCAGTATTATACTTTTGCTCATAATCTGCAATCATTTTAATGGTTGGAAGATCTTCTTCCGTCTGCTCAAGATCTTCTAATTCATCAAAGGTAAATGGAATACCATTGATAGAATACATTAAAACGATTCTTTCATGATTATTAACCCAATCACTATACCAACAGTAAGTGGAATCGATAGTGTACATTCTTCATGAACCATCATTATGTGTAGTATGTATTCTAATTATTTCATCATCATCATTTTGCCTTTCCTTTTCCCTCATTTCTTCATGAAGTCTTTCTAGAGCCTGAATTGTTTCGTCCACAAATCACCTTTGAGTCACCTTCGATATTTATACATCGGTATATACCAATCTATCTTCAGGACAACTAGAACGAACAAGACTTAACACATTCATGAATTGTTCTGTATTATCACATACCACTTCTTTTGTATCTCCTTCATTAGAATAGAGATAGAAAGTCTTCTTGGTGGGGTCAACCACACACTTCATTAAAAATTCTTCGTCCATCCATGCACTAATGTGACTCATTGTAGTATAACACAAACAACAATATTTGTCAACATTGTGCATATATCCAACCATTACACAAATACTTACACACCTTTGGTCTCTTACCACGATGAACATATGTCCATGTAGCAGGGAAAAATACTAAACTTCCACACTCAGGTTGCAATCTGGTACCATCAAAAAATTCTGTATATCCTTCATCTTCAACCTTAATTGTATTCAAATACCACATAAAAACAAAGACTCTTGATCCACGTCTATCACTCAGACACCAATCATTATGCCAATCATAAAAACCATTAGGTTCATATTTTTGTAATTTATATCCAGCATCTTTCATCCTATACTGAGGATTTGGAACGCATCTATAATGAATATTTTTTAAGTACGAATCATATTCGTCTAATCCTTCTTGCAATGCTTCAAAAAATATTTTATCTTCTTCTTCCCATCCACTAACATTCGTAATATTAATATCTGTTGTATCTTTAATAGATTTATCAACTCTGGGAGCATTGGAACCAATAACCCCATCACCTTTTCTTGGTTCGTCTTCAAATTTTTCTATTACTTTATCACAAAAGGGTTTGGTTAAGGAATTTTTCTTAACCCAAATCAATTCTTTAAACATTAAAGTTTCATTATAAACGTAAGAGCAAAGTATGGGGGTCTGTTCTCATGAGAATTTCCACTACCTTCATTATCAATATCAATTGAAACACTAATACCTGTGGTTGCATCATTCATTGCATCAGTACGAAGATTTGAGTTTTGATCACTTGGTGCAACTCTAGCTGGCATACTATCAGAATCATCAATACCACCTTTTAACTGGTGTCTATGACCTGGATCAGTTACTGATGCATCGGCATCATGGTCGTGTGATGGCATTTGTGCCTCTGTAAGAGTTACAAACTCAGCACCACCAGTAGCACCGTAACTATAATTACTATTACCAGCACCACTTCCATCACCAGTACCAACTATAAATCTAGCTCTTAAATCTGGTGCTCCTGCTGAAACTGCTGCTGCTGAATTATCACATAATACCCATCCAGTAGGAGCAGTTGCATTTTTGTACATTACAATAGTACCAGAAGGAACGCTATTAGATAATCCTGAACCATCACCCCATGAAACAGATGCACCATCACCACCACTGGTTAGTACTTGACCTGATGTTCCATAATTGGCACCAGCAATTCCAACCTCTCCTGACTTTCCGATACGAAGCCTTTCACTAGTAAATCCATTTGTATAAAATTTTATAGATGAGAAATTAGCACCAGCAGTACGCTCCATTTGGATACGAGCATCGGCATCACTACCAGTTGTTTTAAAATCTATGTAAGGTCCATCAGACGTATTAGCAACCGAATCGGTTCTTTTTATTTCAACTCCACCATCGGCAGTTATATCAACATGATTCTCACCACCTGATTTTAAACATCGTATATAATTACCAGTCTTTATTAATGTACCAGTTCCTGCTTTATCATATTCTAACGTTGAAGCAGCAGCTAAAAAAGTACCATCATTAAACAGAACTTGTTTATCAGATCCTGGAACAGCAAAACTAGCATCACCTGTGGCAGTAATGGTAAATCCACCTGCGGCTACAGGATTGAGAGCAATACCATTTCCTGCTGTTATGAGAACATCATCATCTGTAGTTCCATCACTTAATCTTAAGATTGCATTATCACCAGAATCAACACCTTCTAAAGTATAACTCTTACCTGCAGAACTATTAGCAGCAATGGTAAATCCACCTGCGGCTACAGGATCAATGGTAATACCAGTTCCTGCCGTTATTGTTACATCGTCATTTGTAGTTCCATCACTTAATCTTAAGATTGCATTAGCACCAGAATCAACACCTTCTAAAGTATAACTCTTACCTGCTGCACTGGTTGCAGTAATTGTTAATGTATTAGCAGCTCCATTACCTGTTATTTGAATTCCACCAGCACCAATAAAGTTTACATCATCTGTTGAAGAATCACTACCAGTAAGTCTTAGACCACTAGCTCCATTAGTTGTACCAAAAGTAGGAAGAGTGTAAGATGTTCCACCACCTACCTCAACCCATGAATTACTTTTTCTTACTTTAAGAGCCATTATGTATAATCTTTTAAATATTTATCCACTAGTTATCTATTGAAACTGAAGAACCTGAATTTAGAGAAACTTTGTTTCCAGTTCCACTACTAATCGACATGGATATTCCATCTGCCTGAACATTACCAGTAACATTAGTTCCTATAATTCTTATATTACTATGAGTGGTGCCATTCACAAAAATACCATAATTTTGAGTTCCAGATCCAGTTAATGATGAATTACCACCACATCTTCCACCAGCAATATAAACATCATTGATACCAGATCCAATCGAGATTCCATGATTTGATCCACTACTATCCTTACTATTACCACAACAAATAGGATTAACAATACTGGTATTACCACCATTACTATCAACTAATATTCCATGTCCCTTATTGTCTCTAACATTGCAGTTGGTTATGTTAACTGATGCGTCCAAACTTGTTGAGAGTTGAATTCCATGACCTTCATGTGTAGATGAGAAGCAGTTATCAATTGAAATAAAGTTTCCACTACCACCAGTACCTGCACTATCAAACACAAATCCTGCAGTACCAGATGCTCTTTCAGACTCAGCGTTTTGGAAGTATAAAAATTCTCCTTCCCAACTACTATCTGTATAAAATGAACGATTCAATCTGATCATAGATGTATTTGTAATAAAAACTGTGTTTATATAATTTTTTAGAACAATTCCATCAACCTGATTATTAAGTGCTGATCCATCAGGAGAACCATCACCAACACAATCAGCAATTCTAATTTGGTCTCCTCTTTCACCGCCATTTTCATCCAAAGTAATCAAAGCACCAGTTCCTTCATTAGTAGGAACATTTCTAAACCTACAAGCTCTGATGATTGAGTCACTCAAACCCTTAAAGTGAATACAATTTTTTATGCCATGGAATACACAATTCTCGATTAGATAACCCTGACAACCTGCATCTGCCTCAACATAAATTGCTCCATTACCCCCACTAATTCCACTATCACCACCACTACCAGATGCAGAACCACCCTTGAAAGTGATTCCTATAAAGTGAATTGCACGAGAATTTGTTATATTAAAGAACTCATCATCCTGATCTCTTCTTAATACTGTTCCACCTACGTCACCATAATTTGGTGGTGTGGCTGATAGGTCTTGAGTTGGATTACCACCATAGTTTTGCTGACCAGTACCAACAAATCTTATTGAATTTTCATTTGCTGCTCGTGTAATTGTAATAGCAGCATTTAGATAGAACTGACCACCAGGAAAATAAACTGTTCCTCCATTTGTTCCTAGTGCAGAAATCGCAGCATTGATTGCATCAACGTTTGTACCATCAGTCTTACTTGCATCTGCACCGTAATCAGCAATGTTTACTATACCATCTCCTCCAGACGATTCTTTAACAGCAGTTTTTAAATCTTCTATGGATACTTGAGTATAAACCTCAACGTGACTACCATCAGATGTAAAACCATTTGGTTTTCCCCTCCCCCAATTTTGTGTATTGCCATTTGTGCCAACGCTACTTGTAGCACATCGATGTTGGATTTTAAAATAAGTAATTACACTAGTAGTTAGTACTGTAGTACCAAAGGATCTAGTTTCATTAACAATAGCACCACCAGATTCTGGTCCCTCATTCTGATCAGATTGCTCTGAAGAACCATACACATAATTTACACCAGCACTAAATCCAGTATCAGTAGCATAAATCAATCTTGTTTGATGATTATCAACTGCAGTAGCAGGTGCACTCCATCCTATCTCATAAGTACCTGCTGGTAATGAAAAATAAACATTCCCAGAATCTAAAGTAACAAAACTCTGAGGATCTGTTTTAGTAGTTAAATCTCTATCTCGCCATACACCATTATTAAAATTTCCACCAGCAGTACCAGATGTTTTTTGATCTTCTATTACAGCAACCTTACTTGTTCCTGCTACATAATCATCTCCAGTATTTTTAACAGCAGTTGCTAAATCTTCTATT